AAAAGAGCCTAAGCCTAAATGCTCAACTACAGCTTTCTTAGATTCAGATATTGGTCGTATTGTCTGTAAAAACTCTTTTACCTTAACAGGATTGCCATCAAATGTATCTAGTAATCTATTGTATCTATTAATAGTTGTTGCAATAGCTGACATAGCTTTCCCTGTTCCTATGTCTGAAGGTATTTTACCTGTTTTTTGATATTGCTCTAATCCATATATAACTCGCATTAAATTTGTAGAAACATCTGTCGAGTTTGATGCAATTGCAATTATAATATTAGCAATTTCTCTTACATCCTCTTTCTCTTTAATAGCAGGATAAACTTCTGATATCTTTTCTACAGCCGCTGCAAAATCTTCAGTATACCATCCTTTTCCAGATTTATCTCCAAACTTTTGCATTGCAAAAATCACTTCATCGGTAGCGTAATCAGATACTATTTTTAATGCCTTTTCACTAAAATCATCTATTGGGAGTTTATTGAATTTTTCATTATAGTATTTATTTAACGCACTAGCTACGCCGTAATTTGTTATTCCTTTTTTAGATTCTCCTTTTGCAGAAATACCTAATTGGTCTAATATACCTTCAAATACTTCGTTGACACGCATTTGAGTATTTTCATTTGCAAACTTACCCACATTCTTAGCGCCAACAATCTCAGAGATATCTCTTCCCGCATTTAATACTTCAGAAATCTGATTAGCTAACTTATTGAAAGCAACATCATCTGAGTCTTTCAATACCTGCTTGAAGCCCATTACCTTACCAATCTTATTGATAAAATTAATGATTGCTTGACGTAGCGTAGGCTTAACATTGCTAAGCTTTAGTTTACCGCTTGCTATACGAGCAATAGCCTCAACAACTAATTCGTCATTACGAGTAAACTCATCGCCATATTGCTTGCTAGCATTAATCTGCTGTAAGATTGTGTTTACTTCTGGATTAATCTTAGCCTCCTCTTTAATAGCATCAACCAATTGCTTATAAAGCTTTGGCTCAGTGTTGCGGATAATGTTGATTATAGGGTGAGTTCCTTCGTGGAAAATAATAGTCTTACCCCATTCAGATTCTAACACAGATTCGTTAATTACTATTGTTCCATTGCTAGAGATAAACATACCCTGCGGAACATCTTTATTGTACTTAATACGAATTTGCTCACTATTTAATACTTCTACCTGAATGCCAGAACTAAATAAAGACGATACTAGATTAGCAACACTTTCTCTATTTCTAGTAGCCTGCTCTGATTCAGCTTCTGCTAATCTCTTTGCAATTTGTTTTATTCGCTCTTGGCTTTCTCGCTCAGCGACTGTAGGTGCTTGTTCAACAGGCTTACTCTCTCTTGGAGTGGGAGCTTCTGTAGGCTCTCCTCTAGTGTCTTCAATAGCTGCTGCTTGGTTTGCTGCATCTTCTGTGGCTGCGGCAAGCTGGTCTCTTGTGGATTCATCATATAGTTTCTTTACTTTGTATTTTGCATCAATTAAAACGGCTCTTGCACCTTTAATAACTTTAGTTTTACCCTTTTCGTCTTGCAATTTAACCGAAACAGCATCTCCATTTTCATTGTATGTAATAGCTTTAAATGGATTCTGATTCTTGTTAGTAAATGTCTTTCCATCGATAGTAACTGAATAGTTATCTCCGATAGACATTTCTTGAGGGATAAGGTCATACTCATCAATTGATTGGTCGCCAATATCTTTAATATTGCCAAACTCAACAATTCTTTTAGGACTTTCAAATATTACAACACCATTGCTTTGGGTATATAGTTCTCCCGTTTCCCCTTGATAAGTGAAAGGAATTAACTCGCCAACAGCCTCACGCATTGTGCGTCCTGTGATTTGTTCTTCTTCCGCTAAAGGCGCACGTTGAGTTGGTGCTTGTTTTTGTTGAGCAGTAGATGGCTTATGAATACCTGTATAAGTAGCCGATGTTCTACCAGCCTCTCTTGCATTTATATAATTTCTAAATGAAATATCAGCATCAGCAGAACCTTGAGTAGAATATCCTAAGTCTTTTAGATTAGATAATATATCACTTGCCTTAGCTCCTTTCTCAAGTTGTCTAGCGATTAAATCCTCGACCTCATTTGTTTGACCCTCTGTTAGCTCTTGCTTATTGTCTCCACTAAACAATCTAACTTCTGTAGGGAAAGCAGTAGTATTTTGAGATGCAAAAGCATTCCATTCTTCAAACTGTGTACCTAACTTAGATTCCTTAGGCTCAGTTTTTTGCTCTTCTTGCTCTATCTCAGGTTGGAAAGCTTGCCCTGTTACAGCATCTCTTAGTAATATATCATTGTCATTAGCATTAACCATTTCTTTTATACCAGACAATCTTAACATCTGCCCGTCAGGAGAAACTTCCATAATCTTAGCAGATTTGTTATTATAAAAAATAGTATCTCCAGTATTAAACTTTATGATATTTGCATATCCCTTAGCAAGTTCAATCTGGTCAACTGTTTGTCCACTAGCAATTTTATTAGCTATGGATTTTGCGTAATTTATAACTTTTAAATTTGTCTGAAATATAGATTTGTTTGCCTGAAATGCAATATTAAAATTCATTTGACTAGACAAGTCTCCTTGAACACCACCCTGTTGACCAATTCGCTGTAAGTCTTCAATTGTTATAATGTTATTATTGTTAGTCAAAGAATCTATTGCAAATAGTGGGTTGTTCATTGCCTCTTGAATAGCCATTTGATTTTCGTTGTAAGCCTTAACAACAGAGTTTGGGATTTTAGCCTCAACATAGTTATTACCTTGCTCATCTGTTACTGTCTGAATATATGGCTTATAAGGAGCAGGCACTTGTTTTTCGTTTGCAAACTGAACAAGTGAAATATTCTCATTTTTAATGTCATCGTCAATCTGTCCTTGTGTTGGCAATTGCAATGGAGTTGTAGCCTCCGCTAATGTACGAGCAATGCGATTAGACGTATCAGGAATAATTCTTTCTGTCTGGTCATATAATACGTATCTAGAGAATGGGTCTACTTCAGACTTTTGCTCAAACTTAGATATGTTTTCTGCTATTTTATCGATATTTCTTATAGCATTGTTATATGCATCATTATCTATTTCTCCTCGTGCAAAAGACTTGTCTACTCCCTTTTTAATATCTTGCACTCCTGACTCTAGCCCTTCTTTTCCTTGAGAATCATAAGAGTTAAGCAAAGATGCATAAACAGTTGGATTGTATTTGTTTGTGCCAATAATACTAGCACCCATACCTCCAATTAAACCGCCAATAAATGAGGAGTTAATTGCGCTGAAAAATGTTTTTGAGCTGAACATATCAGCGTCATACAGATTTAATTTTGTATTTGGATTATCATCGCTTGTTGCTTCTTTGTATTTATCAAAAAGCATTTTCTCCCCTTCGCCTGCATAAGTTTGTAAAAACTCATCTGCCATCTCAGGTAATACACCTTGCTTTATAGCTCTTTTAAGCGCTCCTTCTCCTGTCTCAATACCTGTTTTAAATGCGCCATACGAAAGAAGTTTTTCAACTATTTGAGATGTTGCATATTTACCAACTTTCTTAGCTGCTCCGCCTAAGATAACATCATCATAAAGCCTTTCTGCTCCCATAAGTTTATCCATAAGGGTCTCTGTTAAGCCAAGACTATTAGACATAACAAATGCTTCCTTTTCGGATAATCCTTTTTCTTTTGCCTCCCTATAATTTGCTTCTGTATTGGATAAATGATTCATAATGAATCCACTAGCGCCACCCGCATTTAGTCCTAATTGCATCAGCTGTCTTCCGACAACCTCTCCTAATGCGTCTGCATCTGGAAGTCTAAGACTCCCTTCATCAGTAAAGATATTTGCGCTTGAACCTTGTTTAAATTCGCCTTTTGCTTTTTCTACATTTGCTGCAATATTTTTATTGTATGCATCAGCCTTTTGCTCATAGGTCATTTTCTCTTTTCCCCAAAACATATCAGGAACAAGACCAACCATTAAATTTCTACCTAGCGCAATACCGTAATCCGCAGAATTGTTATAAGCTCCTTTAGCAACTGAAACAGTAAAGTCCTTTACTGCATTATAGGCGTTTTCGTACCAAGCGGCATCTTCCTGAGTCCCAGCCGTAGAAGACCCTACCCCAGATAATCCCATATCGTTTTGGCTTGGATTTTTTTTTTGGAATAAACTCAAATCTGAGCTTGCTAATCCCGATACATCAACTGGGACAACACTATTTCCAAATTTAATACCAAATCCATTACCCCTTTTACTTTCGATTAATTGATTAGAGTCAATAGATATAGGAGTTACCATATTTGTCTCCTCATCCAATATCCCAAATCCATTTCCTTTGGAACTTTTAATTAATCTGTTCTTAGCCATATTGTTTGTTTTTTGTACTTTTTATACTAAAATTCATTTAATGGTACTACGCCACCACCTCTTGCTGCACCTCCTGCTGGAGCTGCTACTGGTAAGTTATAAAGAGTTCCAATAGCTTTAGCCATTTTAGCTTGTTGTTTAGCAGGTATATTATTACCAACCTGAACCTCTCTTCCAAGTTCTGAGTTAAACGTAGGAATATCTCTAACTAGTCGCCAACCATAAGATGCTCGTCTATTTTTCTTGTCAAGTGTATATTTATTATCTCTTCCCGTTAATGCCTCTACCCAAATCTGACCTTTTTCGTCGCGAGCAACTGATTTAATCATTGCTTGTTGTCCGTCAATTCCCAATGTAAATTCCTTTCCTAAAGGGTATTTAGTAAGATTAACTTTACCTCCTGCATTTCCCGTAAAGGAAACTTTTGCAAAATCTTTGAATGGGTCATAGCCCATTGTAACTTCTTCTTGTTGTCGTCTGCTTTTATAATAACTTGCAGTACTCCAAGACGCAGCGGCAGATGCCTTTTGAGCATTTATCTGAGATTCAACTAATTCTGGCGCGCGCGCTGCTTGTGCTTCAGCCGTAGTAGCTAACGCATTTTCTTTTCTAATATCGGCGCTAGACTTAACCTGCATCTCATTAATGTTATCAGGAATTTTGTCTATATATGTTTTAACAACATCATAATCTTTATAAAATTGACCAGCAATTCCAAGTTGTCTTCTCATTCTTGCAAGACCATCTGGGTCAGATGATTTTAATCTATCAACTTCTAAATCAACGTAGTCTTTATTAACAGTTTCCCCATTTGGTAATTGAACGCTAACAGGAGGTTTTGGAACTACCTTCCCATTTGCGTCAAGCATCATATTGCCACGTAGTTCTCCTCCAATTCTAATAAGTTTTCCGTCAACTTCTAAATCTTTTTGAAACTTATTATATGGATTAGCTGATAAGAAAGACTTTTGATACATCTTAGTAGCAGAAAGATTATTATCATAAACCTCTGAAAACTTGGTCATCATATCTTGAGGATTTTTTACAAGGTTTTCATCAGCCATTACGCCCATTAATTGCTTGTAATAATTCTCAAAGCTTTCCATATTGTCCTTATTGGCAATACCTAATTGAAGTCTTCTTTCTAATTCTTTTGCTCCTAAGTCATATCCAGTTTTAAGGTCTTTAATATCTGAAATAGATTGGCGAATTTTTCCTATTTTCTCATAATCTATTGAGCCGTCTTTTCGAATAGCTGAACTTGCTTCTCCCAATAGTGCATTTGACTTTGCTGTAATATTTTTTTGTCCAAAAATATTTACATCTTTTTTAAGTGCTTCAATATTCTGAAATGCAGATTCCGCAAGATTATAGTCACGCTGTTGTTGTGCAATAACCTGCGCAAATATATTACCTATTCCCGCTTGTGTTTGCTGAAATCCTTGCCTAATGCTTTCTGCTGGATTATAAATATAGTCTGCCATTGTTATTGTTTAACTTTTTATGTTACTGTCTTCTTGTAATTGTTGGCAATTGAACACTAGGAAGAGTCATTGGCGAAAGTAAGCTATTGCCTATTTCATAACCCCCAATCCTAGCTTGCACAGTAGGTGAATTTGCGTATGAAAATTGATTTAAATCCGCGTTATTGTTATTTTTATTATTAGGATTGTAAATTATATTTAATGCTTTCATTTGATTTTCCCCAGCCTGCATCTGCAACATACCAGCTCCTATACCTGTAGCAATTCCTCCAACTCCAGACCAAATAGCTGAACGAGCTTGCTGCAAAGCAGCCTGCTTAGCTTGTTCTAATTGAAATAAGTTTTGTTCAAGATTCATTGATTGATTTAATTGCTCTTGACCTAATCCTAATATATTTGCCGCTTTTGTGTATTCTGATTGAAACTGCATTCCAGATTGTTGCGCTTGTGCGGCAGCTGTCATACCCATTTGTTGTAAGTAGTTCTGCTCTGCTTGTAATTTAGCCTGTTGCCTAATTTGCATTGACTGAGAAGATATATCTTGCATTTGAGCGCCTTCTTGCTGTTGTCCCATTAAAGCTGCTGTTAATAAATCAGAACCTGATTGAGCGCCACGCTCAGCCGCAGCCAATGTGTTAGCTGTAGCTTGTCTAACGCGCTCTTCAGCAATAGATTGCCCAGCAACTCTGCCACCACCACTAGCCATTATTTTTTGTCTCTCGGCTTCTTGTTGAGCTTGAGTATATCTAGTGATATCCCCTTGAAATGTTGGTAATCCTTTAGCTTGTGAAATTAAATCAGTATAACCTTCTTTAAGAGCAGCTCTCTGAGTTCTTCCAAACGCCATTTGGTTTGCAAGCTGTTTTTTAGCTTCGTTTTTTTGACCGATAGCTCCAACGACGTTGGCTACTCCGCCAATGCCTTGAAGAATCATAGATGCTGGGTTAAGTCCTGTTTTTAATATGTCTAATCCTGCCATTTTATTTTTATTTACGAATGTCCTGATACAGACGCAATCTCAACGTCAATCGAATTAATTCGCATATTCTGAGTTTTGTCCTTTAAAGTTACAACAAATTTATTAAGATAACCAACAATATAATCCCCCTGAATTAAAGGGTTAGTTAAGCTTGGTGTATTTACATCGCGCATAACGTGCGCATAAAGTCTATTGTCTTCTACAATAAAGTTTCCTTCACGTATTAGAGTAGACTGATTATTCTCATTTGTAATATCAATCTGCAATAGATTATCTTTTACAAAGTTTTTCTCTCCATTAATATCCGCAGCTTTTCCCCAATCAATAACATTCATATTATGCCACACAGCCACGTTCATCGGATTTACAGGAAATCTACTGTTAAGGATAAAAGATATATTACCATTAACTGCTGAAGCCCCTAAGAATGCATTATAGTCATTCCTACTTCCGTTTTCAAGAGAACGATAAACAGTTCCTGATTTGAATAGAATCATTCTATCTCCATAAGACTCTCCAAAATTAGGAACAAAATCATAAGCTCCAATCCACCGTTTAAGATTGTCTGAGAATCCTAAAGACTGTGTATCAGAACCAATAGCTACGAATGCCATATTGTAGAAAGAATCGTAGCAAAATACTGCTGAACCTGATTTGTTTCTAAATAATGAGCTAGTAAAAATATCACTAACAATCTGTAATCCATCAGGCGTGTACTTAACAACCTTCTTGTTAAAATCATCCCACCACCAAATCATACCTCTGTAATTCATCACAGATTGCTTAGTAAGCATACCTAGATTATTACCAAAGTTTCTAATAGTCCCAATCATATTGGCTGTCAATGAACGAATGCTAGAGTTGTTGCCCTGAGATAGCTCTTGCTCTCCAAGCATAATATATGCGGATTCTTTTTCGCAAAGAACAACCATCATCGCACCATTACCTTGTAGTCTTGACGCACGTTGTAATGAAGTTATCTCTCCGTTCTCAATAGGCACATCATTGCTATCTAATGCAAAGAATGAGTTGATATTATTAACCTTAGTTCCAGCAACAAAATTACCTGAGTATCTAATAGACTGAGTTCTTCGTGGAGAAACTAACGCTTTAACTTCTAGTGAAGGCTTGCCTGAAGAAGTATTCCATTGTTTATTATCAATTGCATTGGAAATACTTCTAATTAAAAATTTAGACTTTGTAGCCGAAACCTCAGAATTACTATTATAAGTTGTAATTACTTTTGGAGCAGTTCTATCTCCATTTAAAGTAATAACCATTCCATAAGTAGATGCGCTTTGCTTAGCAATACTTACTGAACCAGCATTTATTTCTCCACTTGCAGAAAAGTCTAAAGTTAACTCTATTGAAAACTTATCATTACCATTAATATCTTTTTTGATATCAGAACTTAGATTTATTTCTTTTGTAGACGTAATAGGTACTGTTACTCCTGTAGCAGCCGAAGAAAATGTTCTTCTATCAACCTCAATTAATGCTCCAAATTTTTCAGTAGGTTCATACTTGTTATCCTTATTATTATAAGGAGTTCGATAAACTTGAGCATTTAAAATCCAAGTCATATCTCCATACGTACCAGATAATGATAAATTGTTAGTAGAAATAAGATTAAACTGAATACTCATCTTATTAACACTAGGGTCTTGATTACCAATATCGTAGAATCCTGAAACTTTAAATGCGTCAGCAGTAGTTGTTAATGTAGCTCCATCACCATTTGTTCCTGAAGGAATTGTTAAGATTGGATTGTATTTAATAGTAGAAGCAGTTCCGCTATTTGTCAACGAACTAGCTATTGTTTGGCTAGTAATACCATTAATAACCGTAACAACATCTTCTGTTATATCAGCTGGCACTGTCTTCTGAGTATTATACAAGAATGGTGCGGTAGAGTAAACAGGTAGTTCAATCTTGCTGAACACCATATCTCCAACAAGCTTATTGCTATTGATTGTGCCTGCCCCAGTTATAGTTTCTGTTGTTCCAGCAACCCATCCCTCAGCAACCATATCAATTAAATTGCCATATTCATAGAATAAAAGATTATCCTCTTCTTGCTCTTGCTTTGGAGTGTAAATCTCAAAATACAAGTTAGCAGGTGAAGGTATCTCCGCATTCGTCATTTCAATGCCAGAATAATTACAATATATAATATTTGCATCTTGTCCAGCAATATCTAAGTCAAGCAATCCGTTAGGAGTGTTAATTGATATTCTATCTCCTGCTTGAAACGTATAGATTGAATCAGCCCTAAACATTCCCATTAAATCAACTGCAAAGTATTTTACATTTTTTAATTGGTCTTTAGTTACTGATTGGCTAACTACATTTAAGGTCGTAACCTCTTTTGTGACATTATTTGTTTCTGTCTGAGTGAGCTGAAAGAATATATTACTTGCAAATCCTTCGTAGATATACGCCTTAGATATATTCTTAGTATATACTAATTGAGCAAATTTCGCCCAACTAGGCTTAGCCCAAGAAGCTCCAAGTGCTATATTTATTGTAGGTAAAATAGGCAAAGCAAACTTGCCTGTTCTAAACTTAATGTACTTTTCAACTCCACGAGTCTTCATAGCTTCATCGTAGTAAGCTAATCCTATTGCGTATGTTGAATCATTTGCAAATGGTTTGTAGTATGTGCCAGTCTCAGAACTTGTAGAAGTCTTACTTGTTCCCAAATAACTTGTATAAGTACCTGAGTCTAACGCGTATCCTGATGCTTCAGATAAAGTAAAGTCAAGGTTTGTCCCAGCTGTTATATCGTAGTCATCTTTAATGTTTGCTAAGAAAATTCTATTCTTTGCAATTTCAATATGCTTAGCATTTACAGGTACAGCATCAAATGGCTTACCCGTCGTTATTACATCTAAGCTTTCATAAATTTGACCAGTAAAAACAAGATTTGATGTTTCCGTTCTTGTTCTAGAATCAATGCGTCTCCAAGTTCCATTATTCCCAAATCTAACGTATGTTTCTAACACCGCTACATACGTAGGAACTGCTGAAAAAGAATAAGTAAACGTATAATTAGCCGTCCCCTTTTCCCCTTTAAACATTTGGGAATAAGCGCCTAATGCTGAGTATTCTCCTGTATCATATTGGTATCTTGAAGCGAACTGAAAGTCGTTTGCTTCTAATAAAGTAATTCCAGTGCCAATTGTCTTAGCAATAGAATAAACGTTATTAGGTGTCTTCTTTTGAAGTTTTAAATCCGTCAAAGCTATTGTGCTACCAAAAGCTCTTGACAAAGAGAATGACAATGGTGTCCCTTCTTCAGCATAATTCCAAACAATAGATGTTCCAACCACCTTTAAGTCAGGGACAAAATCAGTTGTAATTCCGTGTGTATAAGTAACAATTAAAGTTTTACTATCTAATGTTGCAGGTATTCTATAAATAGAAGCAGTAGCACCATTTGAAGCAGCTCTCCCTAAAACATAGATAATACCATCGCTATTTAAAAATGTTGCCTTTATCGTCTCAGTAAAGCTCACACCTGTAGTCTTAATAGACTCCATCATTTTAATTGCCCCAGCGCCACCATCCTTGCCTGCATCAAAGACGATATTGTTTGCTGCAATATAATCTCCTTCTGGTAAATTATTAGGGTCTGTATCTGAGTTTAAGCCTCCTGTCGCTCTGAGAATTACCTTCGCCATTTGTTAAATATTAAAATGAACTTTGTTAAATATTAGTTCTTAATGCTACCGTAAATACCATTTCTGATTGCGCCAATAATTTCAGCATAATCCATAGCATTCATTCTAGCACGGAACTTTCTACGAGAGTTCTCGAAGTCTTGTTTTGCTAATTGATACTTTCCTAATGTACCGCCTTCTGCTTTAGATGCCATCATATTAATATAATTAACAACTACATCTGTAGCATAAGGAGTTATTACATTTGCTGAAGAGCGAGATACTTGAGAAGTCATATAAACTAGAGTAACCTTAGTTAAAATCATTCCGTTGCTAAACACGATTTCTTGGTTTTTCGTGTCAATATCGAAAGTTAACTTAGGCGCTCTCTTACGTCCGTAGTAACGACCAACAAGCTCTCCGCGAGTATTCATATTATTACTACCAGAAATCAAGTTGTAATTAATTTCTGCATCATAATCAACGCTAAGAGAAGATTCATAAGGGATTTTATTCCCTGCGTCATCGTAGTTGTAATTCTTGTTAAGAGTACGCTCTCTTTCCATTGGAAGTAAGCGCTCTCCGTGTTTAGCAGATACGTCAATAAAATCAAGAAAGTCAGCTGGCAATATTGCACGCTGATAAGAAGTTACATCAAGCTCAACCATTTTGATATTACCCATATCAAAGTCCATTGACAACTCGTCTACAATTCGTAATCCGTGATGTAAGTATCTTGAATAATAATGCAAAGGAAGATTACTGTCTAACAGCGCTTCTCTTACTATAGTATTTAATGATTTAGTTTTCATTATTGCTCTTGACTTTGTTTACTTTGTAATTCAGATTGCGCTACTTTACCTCCGCTAATTGAGTTAAGAACATCTTCGATTACGATAGATTCTACTTCTGGAGAAATAGGCAACAAATCGTTATCTCCAATCTGGCTAAAATCTGATACAAATAAATTTACTTTTACAGATGTGATTGAACCGTTTGCTGATAAAGTAATATCTTTTGTAAAATAGACTCTTTTACCTTGAACATAATAACCTATTTGTTGTTCAAGCGCTGATACATTTGTTCCTTGAAACACAATAATATCTTGCGCTGGAATTGGGATGTAGGGAGTTAAAGCGGCATTGGAAGCGGCAATAGACCATATTCCCATATCCAAAGGAAGAGTTAATGGAATTGCAGGCAACGTTATGTATGAGCGATTATTACCCGACTCTGCCGTCACAGCGCAAGTGTATTCAAGTAAATTACATTTAGGAACGTCAACTTGACCAGCCTTAAAAGATTCAGATACTTGTAGTTTTAATACTTTGTTGATTGATTGAACAAGCAACATCATTACTTCGCGCAAATCAATTACGTCTGATGCGTTATCTTTATCGATAAAACGAGCATACAATCGTTGTATTTGCTCGGCAAGTATATTTTTAGTAGTCATTATTATCGCTCGTCAACTTTTTGATTATTGTCTTTTAATTGCTCTGTTGATGCAGTATTAGCGTCACCTAAGCTGATTCCTAAATACATTAATGCACGAGTTAAGATATCTGAAAAATATCTATCATCAACATCAATATCTACTGAACCTGTTGGGTTATAAGCAATTGTTCCTGTTGTTCCAGATACAGTGTATCGATAAACTCCAGCAGCAGGCTTTCTCATATATACTAACGTAAAAGTATATGTAGTACCAGATGATGGCGGACTTGGCTTAAATTGAACCTTTGCAGTTCCTGATTCAGCAACATAAATTGTAGCTGCTGGATAAGCTAAAGTAGGGGCTAAGATATTGCTATTCTGAACCTCAAGAAATTCATCCCAAGAATAAATAGTTCCTTCAGTTAGAATGCCATTATTTAGTACGTAAACAGTTAAAGCCTCTGTATAATCCGTTGGCATATCCATTAAACCAGCATTTGAACTAGTTACTGAATAATCTTTTCTTTTAACAAATAAGTGGTCGTAAGAATATTTACCAGTTTTTTTGTACTTATATACAACAGCACTCATCCAATCTGATACGCCACGATTAACCGCGCGGTCTATATCTTCGGGAGAGACAAATCCCATTTTATTCTTCTTGATTTGCATCCGAATAAAATCGTGCGCATCTTTTATTAATATAGGCATCCTGTGAATGATTTATTTTGTATCAAAGATAGAAAAAATAATTAAGAATTATCTACAAAAAGAAACCCCCGACTATTTTTGGTCAGGGGTTCTCAAACAAAACAAAAAATAAACACAAAATTAAAGTTGGTCTACTAAATCTTCAATCTTAGTCATAATTTTAAGTTGAAGAGCAAATGTCGGTGCTGAGGAATCTTTGATAGCCTCAAGCGTATCTAGCAATAACTGTAATTTATCTTCAATAGCTAACTCAAGTTGAACTACTGAAGGTTCGTAATTGTCTATTAGTTCCATTATTTTCCTTGCCCTTTATAAGGCTTTTTATAGTTTTTAGAGTTCTTTGATGACGATGACTTTGTCTTAGCGTGAACCCCTTTATTGTTCTTTTTAGCTCTAGGTTTAAACGTAGACGATGCAATTGCTTTTGCCATTACTTTAAATAAATTATCTTGAAATAAAGGTAAAGCAAAATAATCAGAGTTTCAATAAATAATACTACAATTATCCACGAGGGTATAACATTTTTTACAGTGACTTTTTCCACAATAGTAGCGTCTTTGCTAACTTGGTTTCTGTTCGTGGAATCATTGACTGAAACAGTTTGATTCGAAACAACAGTTGCAATAAGGTTATTGTTCTTGCTTTGGATTTTAACTTTTCCATTTGGTATAGATATTTGAGCGTAAAATTTATTCATTATTCCTAAACTGTCACAGGGATTATATATTATAATTGAATCTTTCTGTGGCAAGGTTTTAATAACTTCCCTGTATCGAAAGAATGTATCTATACGTACA